TCACCGTCTGAAGATAAATCACCTGTAAATTGTCTTCTAACTTCAAAGTTTGTATCAGTTAAACCTGAATTTGATTCAGTTTTTAAAGTTTTAACTCTAGCATTTGGTAATTGAAATATAGAAATATTTTTATTTGAGTCTTGTAACTTACCTCTATTTCTTGTAGCAATTGTTTTAGTAGATACATCACTACCACCAACAGCTGTTAATAATTCTAAACTTGTATCTGAACTGATAGATTCTATTAATCTTGTGATTGAAGTACCAGCGTCTGTAGTGAATGTAATTGAGTCACCAATTTTTAATTCTGTATTAAATAAAGTACCAAAACCTGTAACAGTTGTTCCACTATTTGCTACTGATATAGAACCAAATAACTGGAAGTTTTCTCCGTATGTTGTGTCAGTAGCCGTATCAGCCGTATAAGTTACTAACCCACCTCCTGGCATTCCTATTTGTTTAACACTTGGAAAGTCGTAACTTCTAATAGCGTCAAAACCTACAGCATTTGATTGAATAACTGCTGTATTACTTGAAGTACCACCTGTAATTGTTTCGCCTGTACTAAAAGTACCTTGTACATTTGAAACTACAACAACACCGTGTGTGGCTGTTGCTGACGTAAATCCTGTTACATTAATAGCAGTTGTACCATCAGTAGCATATAACTCAAACGTAGTTGAGTCTGGATTTCTTACTGTATAAACATTTGAAGATTCAGCAGTTGAATCCACTTCATATGTTCCTGCTAAAGTAATTTGCTGGCCTTCAACAAAATCGTGGCCACCTGAAATTGTTACTACACCAGGACTTGCTGATGTAATAGCATTAACAGTTTGATTTTCTGTTGCTGTTAATGATTGAACAGTAGCTGTAGCTCCTGAAGTTCCACCTGTTATAACTTCACCTGTTGTAAAAGTTTGATTTGTTGTAATATTAATATGAGTAAACATATTGATGTCAAATACGTAATGTCTGTAAATTGCTGATGTTAATGAACCACTAGCAAAAGTATTTCCTGTAGCTGTGCCTGTAACATATTCAAAACCTCTGGACTTAGCACGACCAATTTGAGGTACATTTACACCTGAAGTTGATTGTTCAGTTCCACGTGAAGATGTAGCAGTTTTATATAAGTTAACTGCCTTAAATGCCTCAACATCACCTGAAACAAATCCTATATCTGGTGAATTGTAAACATTTGTTACATTAACATAGTTACCTAAATCAAATCTAGTATTAAAATTATTTTCAGTATTAAATTCTCTTGCCTTATCAATATCAACATAAGTTGTACCGATATTTTCTAATTCATAACCTTTGACATAAGATTTACCTGGACCAACACCAGCGGCTAATTTAGTAGCGTCACCACCGTTTAAAGCAGTGTAGATACCTCTATTTGTTCCTGATATTAAGTGTTCTCTAATATCTAAATCATATTCTCTAACTGAATAGTCACCTGATTCGTCAAATGTTCTTCTTGCTAGGTTATCTTCTAAAATATTGTAGTCTGTACTTCTAACGTGGTTTTGTCTGAACCCATTTTCTAATCTTAACAATTCAATAAAGTTATTATCTTCAGTTGTTGTTAATGTTTTTTTAGCTAATGTTAATTGAATTTTAAATCTGTGAGCACCTGGAGCGTTAGCGTTTGAAGAACCAGCAGCGTTATCATTTAAACTTGAATCATCATTTGGAGTTACGTAAGATTCTGTAATTGTAACACCAATTCTATATGATGGTGTGTTTGTATATTTGTCAAGTATGATTGTTTGGTCATCTACTGAAACATAAAAACCATTAATGTAATAAACACCAGCAACGATTGAAGCGGCTGAACCTGTAGCAGTTGTATCTACAACACAACTAATAGATGTAGGTGTACCACTTAATGTGGCTGTACCTGTTAAAGTTTCTCCATCTGAAAAAGATGTTGCTGTATTTGATGTGCCTGAATTTGTATATTTTACATATAAAGTATCTGGATCAGTACCGTCTGTTGCTACTGTATTTACAACTTCAGCAGTTACACCAGATGTACCACCTGTTAAAACAATACCACTAAATGAAGATAGTGAAACACCACTTTCAATACTTGATAATTTTACGGCGTAATAATTAACATCAAAAGCAATTTCTCCTGGAATAACCATAGCTCCTTTTTTAAAGAAGTGGTCACCAGATCGTTCAATCTGATTTTGTAAGATTGTTTGTGATTGTGTTAATTCTCTCGCTTGAACGGCAAAACCTGGTCTAAAAAGAACTCTATGGAACTTCTTTGACTCGGTAAAGTCATCATAATAAGGCGAGAGGTTAAAGTCTGTTGGACTAGCCATTTATTTCCCTCTAAAATTCAATTATTAATTTAACATTTTCGGTTTGATCGGAAGCTCTTGTAATTGGTGATCTGTTTTCAATATATAGAACATCACCAGTATCAGCATCAATCTCACCAGAATTATAACCACTAGTAAATGAAATATTATCAACAGTTGTTGTTGAACTTGAAGGAGTTGCTGTTACACTTGAACTTTGACCTGTTATTGTATTTGTACCAGAAAAGGCCGTTAAGTTACCGTCACTATCTAATCCTTCATCATTAAATCTAGTTTGTATATAATATAAAATATTGTTTGAACTATCCCATTCTACAACTTTACCTACAGCACCAGTTGTCGCTTGATTGATTTCTTCATCAACTGTAAAGTTACCAGATGGAGATGTTACTAAAACTGCTTTTGTTCCTCTTAATGTTGTCGCTGTAGCGGCTGAACTTGCTGATTCAATATCTCTCATTAAAGCAACTCGTCTAAAATCGTTTGCTGTTGTAAAGTCACCAGAGTTTGATGTTTCACCAGCTTCAAAGTTAGTATTTAACATTACAAAGTATCCGCCTAATTCTTCTATAGCATTTTCACCGTGGCCACCTTTTGGACCTATAATTACATCTAATTCAGCACCACTTAAACCTGTAGCACCTGCTGTAACTATATCAGCGTTTCTAATATAACCATAAGTATATCCTGAACCGCCTGCTGTTACTGTTACTGCTGTTACAACTCCTGAAGCAACTGTAACTGAAACTGTTCCACCTGAACCATCACCTTTTATAGAAATGCCTGTGTGAGTACCATCTGTACCACCTGAACCGGCAGTTTTAATTTTTACAATGTCAATAGCACCATCTGTGTTAGCATCTCTTACTGTTGTATTTGTAGCAACAGCCATAAAATCTGTAGATAAGAAATTTGTTTGTTGAGCAGCTGATAAACTGTACATATATTTCCATTTGTAACCATCAGGTGATGTAGTTAAAATTGAGTTTGATGTACCTGTAGGTTTAACAGTTGAAGCAACACCACCATTGTTGTCTAAACATTTGTAAACATTATTGTCATCTGTTAAAACATAAAAAGTAGCGTCATATAAAGCTGTAGCACCACTATCTGCTGTTACAACACTTGAAGTTGAACCAGTTACATAATGACCATAATCGTGTCTGTAGTAGTCATATACTGTTCCTGTTGTCCAGTTTCTTCTAGGAATAACTATTGAAACGTCTGAACTTGTAACTCTTTTAGCAGCTAACAAGTCATCAAAAACGTGATATTCTTGTGATACTGAATCAACTGGTGTTAATGGAGAGGCGTCTGTGCCTTCATATTGAGTACGGCTGTCACCTCTTGTAGATGTAGCCCACGCTTGTGGTCTACCAATACCCATATAGTACACATTTGGTGAAGCTTCTGAAAAAGATTCAACAAATTGTTCCTGATTATGGATTCTAAATTTGTTTGTTATAATCGCTGGCATATTTTCCTCTTAATCTTAATTATATTTATACCTCTTAACTATAGCTAATTGTAATTTCTGTTGGATATGCTATATATGTTTTCAAATTATCATTGGCTAAATCTTGTATTTGAGCCACAGATCCGTCAACTCCTGATATTTTTGTACCAATTATTCTATGATTTGCCCAATTTAACAATTTCATAGGTTGGACATAACTTCTAACTGAACTATCAGCACCACCTGAACCAGTTTGCACACTTGGGTGGCCACCACCATACATACTTGTAAACGCTGGAGCAACAGAATTTAAGTATAAAGATTTCATCTTCGGAGCGACTGTAACATAACCATATTTGGTTTCTGTACCTCTAACTGTAATTCTAGGTTTAGATTGTAACTGTAAAGTAATAACTTGATTTAAAGTTAAATCTCTAGTATTTTTATTTAATGGTGTAATTGTACTATCTGTAAAGTCTGGATCAACACCTAACTCTGGATTTGCTCTTAAAGTCGTACCGTCTGTTGTTGTTCCTAATCTTCTACCAAAGATTGTTGAGAATAAAGTATTAAGAACTAAAGCAATTCCTTCATAATCAATACCAGAATTAATACCCGTAATACTTTGTATTTGAGCCGAAACTTGTGTTTGAATATTTACTTGACCTGTAAAATAAAAACCTGATGAGTGCATTGTTTTTTTAAATGAATCTCTCCAGTCATTAATTGTTCGGCCAACTTTAATAACATATGAAAAGTCCTGATAGTATAAACTATCTTGTATTCTCATTGTAGTTTCTGAAACGTGACCATCTTCATTTAAAAATGAGCCTGCCGTATTTGCCGTAGCACCAACTGTGGCAGTTGCTGTTGCTAAATCTGTTATTTTTACAGTAACAGTTGCTCCACTTGTATCACCTGTAATTGTTGTGTTACTAGCAAATACTCCTGTAGAATCACTTAAAGTTAAAATATTTCTATCACTATCAAATGATACCACCGTTGCTGTAACAGCCGTAGAATCAGAAGCAATTCCTGAAACTGTTTCGGATGTTGAAAAACTTCCTGATAAATCTAAAACTAAAACTTTTTTTCTTAATGTTAATGTAGGTGGGCTAGGCGATTGTTGATATTCAGCACCTGACTCTACTGTTTTTAATCCTAGAACACGGCCAATTTCTGTACCATATGTAAAGATAGAAGCGCCTGAACCACTTGTATCATCAACTGTTACGATTGGTAATGATTGATAATTTGAGCCAGCGTCAACAATTCTAATATCAGTTATATCACCTGAACCTGTTCCTGATTCTTGTACTAATTTATTGCCTGTATATGGATCGCCTCTTGTAGTTTCATCTTCTAAAACTAAATGATCTTCTTCAGTAGATTCTGATTCTTCTTGTGTAAATCCACCATTAACTATTGAAACTTTTGCTTCAGCAGAACCACCACCTGTATCTGTATTATTAAATACAATATCATCTCCTATTTCATAACCAGAACCACCATCATCAATATAAAAATTTGTTAAACTACCTCTACCAATAGCATCAACATTTACAATAGCACCTGTACCACCACCAGTAATTGATACTGTTTCTCCCTCAGTATATAAAGTACCATCATTTGTTAGGGTTGTTGAGTTAGGAATACCTGTAATAGTTGCCTTTATAAAAATATCATCTTCATCTGTTTGTGTACCTCTAATTACTTCACTTGTTGAAAAAGTACCAGATATTGTATCTTCATTTAAAATAAATTCTGTAACTAAATTTTCTCCAATTTGAAATTTAAATACGTTTTCTATAATTGCTGTAGCACCTGATGTTTCGCCTGTAATTGTTCTACCAACTAAATCTGCCGTATCACCAGTTAATGATTGAGCTGTTGATTGTATAGCTCTCATTATTAATTGAGTATCCCATTGACCATCAGAAGCCCTTAACATTTGTTCTCTAGGATAAATTGTTTCAGAGTCTTCGTTAAATAATAATTTAAAAAATAATTCGTGGCCTCTATTTGTACCTTTTGCTCTATAAAGTGATCTTACATTTTTAATTAGATTTCTTTTATTGACACTTGAATTTAAATTTTCAGGTAATGTGTTTAAAAATTCATTTCTAAATTTTGTTAAAAAGTTAGAGATTACTTTATCTGGATCTCTAAAGTTTAATAACTCTTGTATATTTGTTACAGGATTTGGACTATAATTATTTACAACAGCACTAGCATTTGATGAAGCACCTAAAACAGTTTCACCAATAATAAATTTATCTTGTGCTGAAATAAACAAACGACCATTAGATAAATCTTCAGCAAGAATTGTGGTAGTAGCGCCTGAAGTTTGGCCTGTAATTGTTTCACCTCTTGTAAATTTACCAAAGGCTGAACTTTCTAAAAGTATTTTATCGCCAGCGTCTAATTGTGTTCTATCAGAATCAATACGAGAACCATCTAATATTAATTCGTTATTTTGTGCTGTTTCTGTTTCTAATTGAATGCCGTCTGTTGTTTGTACCGAAGTTACATCTAACTCGGCAGATTCCATAAACGTATAATATGTTTTGACAAATTCTAAAAATTTAGGATGTTGTTCAACAACAAACTCTGGAGCCTGACTATTAATCAGTTGGGATATTTTGTCTTTAAAAGTTGCCATTAGTAATTAGATGTTACTGTATAACCTACACCAGCGTCAGCGGCACCACCAACAAAGGTATCTGCCTCTACTGTGATTGTTGAATTTGCTGTATCAATATCTAAAATCTGATCTCTTACAGGAACAATATCATATGAAGCAGGTTCAACTGTGACCTCAATAATTGTTGAAGCAGAGCCTCTAATATTTTCTATTGAAGCTATGTCTAAAGAATTAATTGTGATTTGACCTGTAGTATAATTAACTGTGCCTTGTGTATTGTTTACGTATGTTCTAACCGAACCTACAAAATAATATCTTCTAATATTTCCATTACCGTCATCATCAAGGTAATAAACATTTGTTGTATCGCCTGTTACTTTAAATCCTGATGTAGCAATTACACCACCTGTGCCTGATTTATGGCCAGCGTGTGGATTGTAAATACCATTTCTAAAGTAAATGTCATATCTTGTTGATGAACCTAAAGTAGGTGTAAATGTTTTTCTTACTAATAAACTTGTAACATTTGATAAAATGCTTGTATCTACATCATCAATTAAACCTGTAATTTTTGAATGTCTAAACACACTATCAAATTTTTGTAATGTGTCTGTATTGTAATTTGCAATAGCAGTTGTAATTTCTGATTTTAAAGTATCAGCTGTTTTAGTTGTTGCCTTTTCATCATACTTAACATTTGAAGTTAAGATAATTGAAGTGGTTTCTGGATCAACAATCTCTGGTCTCACAGAAGCCACATTAAATCTTTTTAATTGAGTGATAATAGATTGTTTAGTAGTATCTGTTAAAGTAGAACCTGAAGCGGCCTTGATAGCAATTTTAACAACACCATAAACTGGCGTTTCATCATCTTCACCACCCCAAGCTGAAACTGATTGAGCATTAGGATATAACTCTAATACTTTTGTTTCATAATCACTTGTTGTAACTGCTCTATCTTGTGCTGAGTATTGTAATGGAGCATTATATCTGATTGATTCTTTTGATTGAGCTTCTGAACCACCTTGAGCATTTGAAACTGTTGTTATTGTAACATCTGAAAAAGTTTCAATTGAACCTGATAAGGCAAAAGTTGAAGCGCCGTTTGCTTCTGTTTTATTTGTTACAACATATTCTAATATAATAATATTACCATCACTTAAAGATTGACCAATTACACCATCACCAAAATAAACTTCAAATTTATTATCTTCAACTTCTTGTAAAAAATATACTTTGCTTGTTGAGTCTAAACTTGTAATACCTGTTGATAATGTATAAGTTGATGTTGTAGTGTCACTTGATGAATTTTGAACTTGTACTTTTAAAGTTGATGTATCTGCTCTGTTACTAGGTATTATAAATCGCTGGTCAGGATCGGATGTATTAACTGTGTATCTGTAAGTTACTAAAGTACCTTCATAAACAGGAATATTAGAAAACTGATAAACGCCATTTGTAGGTGTTATTGTATAAGAAGCGTTAGTAACAAACTGATAAGATGTATCGTTTACACTTGTTGTAAAAACTGTACCTTTTGCCATTGTAATGGAAGCACCTGAAGCATTATTAACTAAAATATTTAATGTAGCTGAAGGAGCTTTTGCTGATGTAGGAGTGTAACCTAACATCTTTGCTAATGACACAATATTTTTTCGTATGTCAGCACTATCAAGGTACATTTCATTTGCCAACATATTGGCATTGAAACCTAGGTAGTGTGTATTGTAAGCAAGTAAATCTAAAAGTATGGAAAAACCTGATCCTTCAAAATCATAGTCCTGAAATTCTGATTGTGATTGTAGAAAAGTTTTTAAATTTTGTTTTACTAAATCAAAATCTAAATCTGAAACTGTTAATTTATTACTTGCCATTTTATCTTAATCTTTCTAAAAATGTTGTTACAACAACTGGTTCGTTTGTAGCCACTACATAAAAGTAAATAGAAACTTTTAATCTATTTTTATCAGGTTCATCATCTACAGTTACATTTTGTAATGAAGCTCTAGGTTCATAGTTTTTAATAATTTCTTCAATTTTTCTTTTTAAAAATATACCTGTTATAGGTGTAAAATTTTCAAAAAGTAAACCTCTAACTCCACTACCTAATTCTGGATGAAAAGGCCTCTCATAAAAATTAGTTTGTATCAAATTTTTAACACTTCTTTTTACAGCGTCAACATCTTCAACTTTAGGTATATCATTTGTAACAGGATTTCTTGTAAAGTTTAAATCCAAATCTGAATAGATTCTGTTACTTCTTTTACTCTTATTTGTGCTTGAAGCGTCATAATTTGCCATAGTAGTAATATTTATACACTAACCAGCAAAAACATTAGGAGAACCTTCAGCAACACTTGTACATCCTGATATAGCGTCACCAACTCTACCACAACCTTTTCCGTTAATAAAAACAGTAGTTGAACCTACAGCTATTGGTGCTGAATGAGATGGACATATTGGAGCAGGTAATAAATGACTTGTATTGTTATCTCCTTGACGTGAAACTCCGATACCATTAACAAAAACATTACTGGAACCTTGAGCTCTAGTCATTCCTGAACAATGAGCTACATCTGCATCGCCTATTCTAGTTACCGCTGGCACGTGTAATCAACTCCTTTAAGTAATCATCAAACTTGGCC